AAAAGCGAGTGGGATCCTTTCCGCGGGTACCTGCGTACCTTTGTAAACAAGGACTTGGAAATCATGCACGGACCTGCTTGCAGTCTCAGCGAAATGGCACGTAAAAAATCAAAACGCAAAAGCATCACCCTGGTACGAAGACTCGATTAGCATGAACATAGGTTTATATCTGTGTACTGGTATAGGTGGAGCTAGACACGGTTTTTTGGCAGGATGGTTGGGCACCTTGCCAAATTTTATCGACAATCAATGGCGGATTGATTTGGAAACCGGGCATAGCGACGGCTACATGAACATAGCTAAAGATATTGAGTGCGGCATGTCATTCAGTCAATTTCTCAACAATAGATCATTTGTACTGTCTGATACCGCTGATCTATTGCTAGCAGGACAACTACACGGACATGCTTTGATTCCTTACCAGGACAGTATAGATTACCGTTATGTAAAAATTTTAAATGTGGATGTGACCCGTGCAGACCCGTCTCAGATACAGTGGGATTTTTTAGTCAAGACCTATCTGCGCAAGGACCGTGCCAAGCACAATTATGAGAAAAATGCTGTACAATGGAACATTGATAAATCAATCAATCAGTCGGTGATCACTGACCTGGATCGAGTCGATAAATTCAAACAACTGGCAACTAAAATGGCTCAATCCAACCCATACGATCCAATGCTTGATTCGCCATTGAAATTTATCAATTTAGATTATGAACAACTGTTTCAGATTGGCGGCAGCCAATACCTTTGTGAACAGTTAAACATCACGGTCGGCACAAAATATCATCATTACTGGAATCAGCAGTTACCATGGGCTCAGTCACCAGATATATTGCATGTCTGGAATACAGTCTGGAACAAATCAGATTTTTTTAACTGAGTAGATTCATGTGCAAGGCTACCAGGGCCGCATAGCCAATGGCATGTGCATGTTTGAACACAAACCCTTTGGAATCATCTCCATCCCACACTGACTCAAAAACTTCTGCCCATGGGCGGTTTTGTAAGTGTGCTTTACCAGGTCGGATAACGCTGATAAATGCTGCCATCCTGGGTATTGAATCTGGCTTCATCGACTGTAGTAGATCTGTGTAGTTGCCTATGTGTACTAACTGAGTGGCCCAGGCTGTGTCAGTCCATAATCTAGACCATGCAGGTTCTTGTGACAGCATCTGTTCATAGTGCTCAGGATCCTGCACCAATTGATATACTGTCATGTTCAATAGGTCTATTTTAAAATAGCCCAGGTCTTCTGCTTGTTCATAATCAATTGCGGCGCATTGATTGATAGGATCGTAAGGAATATCTGTTACATACACACCTGAGTTATGTCTACGTACTTGCCCTTGATGCATTTGTCTTGCTGGTGTAGTTTGTATCAACTGCAACAGTTGTTCTCTATCGGCCAGGTCAATATCAATATCTGCGCTCATAGTATCTGTAGTTTCTGTAAGTGTGGTATCAAAAATTGTTCTGCAAATGCCCAATGTGCATCTGGTCCATAGTGTGCAATGGACGGAGTATCTGGCATGTCCAACGGAGTAAAATTTCGTTTATAACACCAATCGGTAAATCCAAAGGTTTCAAGATCCATAATTCGGTTGTCATTGGCTATTTGATTTTTAAAAAAATCTAAGAGATAATCCGACTCCAACTTTTCTTCCATGGGACTTTGAAAAATTAAAAATCCAACATTTAACTGATCAAACAAAGCTCGAATCATGATTAAATCAGTTAGTAAATTTATGCGTTCGTGATAAGGGCTATAGAAAAAGGCCCGTCCTTCACTGAACTTTTTAAAAAACTTTTCATTGAGTTCATAAGGATTGTCTGTTGCTATGTCACGATCATTCAGCAGGTTGTCTCGCCAACTGACCTGCCGACTAAAAGCATGGGTTCTGAGATTGCTTTCTACCGGACGTTCGTTGTTTTGTATTTCGTCAATCCATAATTCAGATCTCAATTCAAAACTCAAACCTATCAACACAATTATTTTTTGATCTGGATTCAAATGTCGTTGCTGTATTACATCATGCACTGTGGTTCTAATAATACGACGATTGCAACTACCGGCTATGGCATTGTTGATAGCGAACCCACCCACTGCTTGAGCTAGTGCATGTGCGTATGTTTTTCCAACCAGAGACGGATGATAATTTTCATCACTATAACTATCGCCGTTGCAGTAAATCAAAGGAAAATCCATTACCAACCTGCCTTTTGTAATATATCTTTTACGTACTCTTGATCTGCTGTATAGTCTCGAAACTTTTTCATCCAAAAGTCTGAATCGATGTAGGGCCATATCATAGCAATCTGTGTAGTATCTAGCTCACTCAAAAACTTTTGCCCAGACTCACAATTATAAATTACCCAGGGACTGATGCGACCTGTGGTCACAGCGTACACCATACTGTTACCGTTGCCATAGCGTAGGCAGTCGTGCGGTGGGTTGCCTGTTTGTTCCGACCAATCAATGCCAAATTCAATAGCACGAGCCAAGGCGTCATTGACATTTTCTACCCGCAGATAGTCTGTTAGGTATTCTGTGTAGACTGTATCCTTGGCCCAGTGATCTAACTTCTTGTTTTGTTTTAGCACCCATTCGACAAATCTGGCTGGGTTAATGGCGCGGATGTCTACACAGTAACGACCGAATTTTACAAAGGCCCGGTAGTAAGGGCTGTCAGCAAAGTCATCAAAAGACTTTAACTTGGCCGATCCTTGAGTAAGTTCGTAAAACTTCAAGTAAGCATTGAAGCCCAGGCGCACACCAGGTTCGTCTCGTTCCTGGCGACGACGACGCGGTTCGCATGAATGCACCGCAAGACTAGACTCTTTTATAAAATCTTTCCGACAATACTGACAGGTATACTTCATTCTTCTATTTTGATAAAATGTCGTTTAAGGTCATGTTTGACTACATAGGCTTCGTAGTCGGCTCGCCAAAACGGGTGGATAAACATGGGCAATAGCAGAGCCGCTTCGTGGGCAGTGATGTCCAAGGCCGGGTCATAGCGCCATTGACCATCTGAAAAACCAAATCTGAGTTCAGATATTTGTGGAAGCTTCGCAGGTTCCTTGGGCGTGGTTTTGAATAAATCAAATGGCCATGTCATTTCTTTGTCTCCTGTCCAGTTTGCTTAAGATAAGCATCAATGTCTTTTTTGGTATTGAGTTGGGCCATCAGGGCAATTTCATCGTCTTTGAGTTGCGGATACAGTTCGGCCAACTGCTTGCGTATACCCGAAGCTCCGGCTTCTTTTTTCTTGGGTGCAATCCAGGCATGTCGCTGTTCGCCCAGACCGGGACTAACTGCGGTAGCACATAACCATTGTAGTTTAGGATGACGGTTGATGTCAAAGAACCTTTTGTTCAAATAGTGATTGCAACTACGTACATAATAGTTTTGCAATTCAGGATCACCTTGCACTGCGCTGCCCCAGCGTATCATAAGAAAGTTTGAGAACTTTTTCTTTTCCTCGTCGGTCAAGCTGTCGTAAAATTTGCGATTCTTACGATCAAACTGTGCCATTTCGTTGCCAATACTGAGCTTGTCCACTACCAGGCCTTGTTGTAATCTACTACTTCGCAGTTGCGACTGATATCCTTGACAAAATACACGCAGTCGGGCTTATTGCCTTCGCCCAAGGGCACGCACAACATCTGCCCATTTTTCAACTTAGGCGCATACCAACTTACTTCTTGATATACATCAATAATTTCTATATCTAAAAAGCTGGGCCTAAAGCTCGAAAGTGGGTTGAATTGAAATGCCTTGAACCCTCGGTCGTTGATACTGGTCAACGGTAACACTTCTAGATCGCCTAGATCAGATTCGCCAATTAAGACTTGCCAATCCACCGGCATGCGTATCTTGTTATTGCCTATGCGTAACACCAGGGCCGGTGCTGTAAAACTTTCCAGGAATATTAAGGGAATGTAGTGATAGTCAGGATCTTTGGGATCACTGTTGTCAAATATAGCAAAACACATATCATCTACCTCTTCGGGCAAATGATCCAAGTCATATGGTGTATTGTCAAGGGTCAAGATCCGCAGAATATTCTCCTAATATATATTTTTATTCTCATGTTAATACTATAACATATCAGATGGAGCAGATGCAACCTATTTGGATATCTTTTAGAGTAAGTCAACGCTAAATAAAGGTGTAGTTCGCGATACTAGACATATCCAACTACTCTACCGCTTAAAAGAGCTCAAGTAGCATGGAAT